AAAGTTAGTTTCAGAAAACTTCATTGCTGAAGAATTAATAATAGGTGGAACGTTGCGTATTTGAGATACTGAGATAGTTTTGGTTTGTGCAAATACTAAAGGTTTAGGCTGTGGCTTATTATATGCATCTGGTGCATAGAAAGGTAAGTCATTACTTAATGACGGATCAAGATTAATTCTCCAATATGAATCATAGAAAAAGAATCTTATTGGAGTTGTATTAGGTATTGATGCTGACAGTGGTCTGTCTAGTGTTAAATCCCAAATACCATCGACTCTAGTCTTTTTGGCTGTAGCAATTTGGTTTACCATATTAACAGTTAACGGTAAATCTAATTCTATTAACCACCTATCTTCGACAGCATCATATGTCGGAGTAGTTCCTTCTTTTATAGTATATCTGGTATAATTTAAAGTTTCATTCAATGCAGGATCTAATAACTGGAAACTCCATCCTGCTTTAGGTGCCCAAGGACTAGCAGGATCTGTAATAATAACACTTGGATCAGCTTCATTTTTTACTTCAGTAATATAGATCTCAGTAGCACCAATTTTATTATCATTGACACCTAATGGTTCAACTAATCTAATGTTTACTTTAAATGTAACATCTTGTCTAACAACATTTGTGACGGTATATACTTGAATATCATTTGATACCACTGCAGGTACCGTAGACCCCAGAGTAAATTTCATATTTTTTACAGCTGGACGTCTTAATTGAATCACTTTTAAGGTATTTTGATTAGCTTGATTTTCACCAGCGACACCATCAAATCTAGCAACACCTGCAATTCTATCTTCACTGGCATTACCAGATATAGAATATATTCTATCTTGAACCAGTACTCCTGTTGGTGCTAAACTTTGTCTAGCTACTGGACTCTCATTGTAACTAAAAGCTGTTTTGATTAAGTCGTTAATGTGAGTAGTAGAGTCATTGGGTATTTCACTAGGCAACCAGTAATCGCTACTTTCTGTTTCATCTAAGGTAAAATTATACTCGTCTAAAATAGTTACTGTATATGTGTTACCTGAAATATCATTTGGTAAAGGATTGCCGCCTGGTGTAGTTGGTGGCAAATTGAGGCCAGCGTCAGTCTTAACTCCAGTAATCTGCACTTCCTCGCCAGTTTTAAAAGGATGTCTATAATAAGTTGTAACTTTTAACGGACCAGTGGTCAGTGTTCCGCCTGACAATCTAGCTCTACGTATATCTTTAATAGCTATTTCGTGGGCGGTTAATTTAAAAGTTGCGTTTCTTAATGGAGGACAATCAGCATTGCCTACATAGAAAGATACAGCACCAAATCTACCTTCATTAATAGGGTCATCAATGTAAGGTGTAATAAGATTCATTACCGGAGTTCTTAATCTACCTATTTGAATAGCTTCATTCGGATCACTACCTTCTGATTGTAATCCAATTATTCCGTAACAACTTGAACCAGTAACTGAACGTATTTGTCCACCAGCTTTACTCAAATAACCAACTCTACAATAGTATGTAAATTGGCTAACTGCTTCACATACCCCGTTGTTATCAACATATATACCATAACCAAGATCGTTGATCATAGTAAAGTCGTTGGACAACATACTTCTATTACCAGCAGTTTCAATTAAAATTTGTGTTCCATTTGGTATGAAACCTGCAGGTAAAAATGTATCATCAAGTTCTATGAATTCGCCCGGAGCACTGCTCAATGTTAAAGTGGCTGAACCGTTTTGATCTACTTCAGTAGTATCAATGATCACATAGCGTTTCTTTGAAAGATAAAAAGTATTAGGAACTTCTGGTTTTCTAACTAAACCAGTAACTCTCATTTTAGTGCCACTGGCACCTAAAGTACCAGTAAATGGATCTGTGTATGTAGTATCATCAACGTAACACAGCTGATTACCTGCCATACCGTCAATTAATTGACCGCCGCCACCTTCACCAGAAAATGTTGAACAAACTTGAGCATATGGACTTCTAGTTAAAATTTGACCATTAGGATCAAATGCCATAACGAAGCCTTTACTACCAACGAAGGTTATGTTTCTGGCTTGGAATGCATCATTGACTAGCAGCATGTCAGCATGTTCATTGTCTAAGAAAAATTCTATCAAGGTGTTGTCAGGAATAGATTGAGCTAGAGGTTTTAAATCTCCATTCTCATCTACTATGTCCATAGTATATGTTCCTGGAGCAATATTCAAATCAGGATTTGGTGTCTTATAAAGTATTTTTCTTACAGGACCAACTCTATAAACGTTTGGAACACCGCCCGTAGAACCTACAATAAACCTCATTCCAGATTTAGGTGGATATGCGGCGTCTCTAATTTCTAATCTAGTACTGTTTACAATATTTGTAGCACCAACAGATCTTCCTAATTGTCTGTAGTAATGATTGTTATACCAGAAATTAGCGTTTAAACTTCTATCACCTCTTACAAATTTTAGATTTATATTTTCTGCAGGAACCGGCCCTTGCTTAGGTTTAATTAAAGTTCTTCTAAATTCATCACCTTTGATCGCCACGTTTGGTGGAACAATGATTGGAAATTCTTCAAAATAAACACCAGATTCTATCATTACAGTAATTTCTGGTTTTGGAATAAAGAATCCTCTAAAACCAAGGTCTACTCTACTCAATGTACTATAAGGACCATCTTTCTTATTAGCAAGTGCTATGGTTATAAATGGATCCAATGGATCAACTACAGGATTGACCCAAGAAAATGTTTTCTTTAAATTTAATTCAAATAAGTTGGCATTTATTCTGTTTACTCTAAAGATACCGTTCAATTCTCTAGTATCTACTGCTCCTAATAAAACAGCACCACTGACTTGAACATAGTCGCCATCTTGATAACCGTGATTTTGTAAACTGACTCTAACTTTTGTTCTAGGATATTCTAACTCAGTACCTAAAGCAGGTATATATTTGAATACTTGGCTAGTACTTACTTTGTATGGAGTTGTTTGTAATGTAACTCTATCGATATACTTTTTAGCGAATTTTAACGCTGCTCTAACGCTCTTAAATGCTTTACTCCAACTTCTTCCTATCTCATATTCGGGATATCCGTAATCAGGATTAGGAGTGTCATTGTCAAAATCCCACATATCATCATTACCTATGGTACTAACATAGATATTTGTAGGACTGCTATATGATTTACTATCTACATAACCTTTAGTAGCCGCACGATAATCTTCCTGAACAAATGCTGGACCGCCTTCTTTTGGACTAAGTTCAATTCCTTGATATTCTCCTGGGTGATCATTTAAGATCAATGGTCCAGTCATGACTCCAAAGCCTCTGTCAGTTAATCCAGTTTCCGGATCAACTGCCAATGTTCCTGCTAAACTTATCTTGGAATCTGCATAATCTTTTCTTACAGAGTGTGCAGGATCAGTTCCTTGAAACTTTAAGAAAACATTTGTCTTTGGGGTTAATCCATCTGAGTCTAGTAACGGAATGAAACGCTCACCCAAATTAGGATTACCATTGTTAGGAGCAGGCTGTATTTTAAAATTGTCTCTCATGGTACTGCCATCTACAGCATTGACAGTTCCTGTTAAATCTTCGTTGTCTCGATTTAAAAAGTTACTATAAACCCAACGTCTAGTTACAGCATCGTTATCTGCTTGTGGCGCAGCCATATTAGATACTTTAAATCCACCTGCATTTAATGTATTTGACAGTGTTGGAGTCGGGTCTAAACTTATACTAATACCCGTTAAACTTAGGCTTATTTTTGATGGGTCAGTAGCAGTATCTATAGAAATGTTAGCACTACCAACTAGTTCTTTACTAATTACATTGTTACCTAAAGAATTTAATGATAAAACTCCATTAGGTCTCAAAGGTTTAACAACATCTACTAAGTTCTCAAATGTTAACCCTTCCTCAAGACCTTGACTAGCATATAGCTCTCTAAAATTTTCATTAACTTTTGAAAAAGCGTCACGAATGCTATCACCGGTTCCATCATTGCCGGTTAGACCAATATTAATATTTTTTCTTGCCATTGTAAACTCCGAATTGGATGATTATGGTATTTCCTAACTTTATTTACCTTTAAATTTTGTAAACTTAATGTAAATACTGGCATGTACGTAGGTAGCGTAAAAGAAAAAAGTTCACATAAAAGAACAAGTAAGAACGGTATTGAACACGTTTATTTTAGAACGAAAAAAGTAAACGAGTTTATCTGTGATAGTTGTGGTGAAAGGTTTTTTCGAAATCACGCTAACATGAGTCCAAAAAGAATCAGCAATTCATATTTCCACGTGTGTAGTAGTTGTGATTCTAAAAGATTTGCTCAGAAAAAGGGCGTGGAAAAAAGAAAAATTTGGGATATGCCAGCAAGTAGTGATATGCCTATTGGCAGATTGTAGATTAAATTCTAAAACTTTCGCCGCAACCGCAACGATCTTTTTCGTTAGGGTTAATAAATTCAAACCCTTCATTGAGACCTTTTTTCTGCCAGTCCATAGTAAGTCCTTGAACATACGGTGAACTTCGGCCATCTACCCAAACTTTTACACCATAACTTTCATAGACAAATTGATCTCTTGTTACTGGTGCAAAGTCTACATATTCTAAAACATAGGCCATGCCTGAACAACCAGTGGTCTTAACACCTATTCGTATGCCTAAACCCTTGCCCCTACGTTCTAAATTTTGTTTGATTTTAGATGCTGCAATTTCAGTTAACAAGATCATGCTTTTCTTTATAATCTTTTATGGCTGCTTGAATCGCGTCTTCAGCAAGAATTGAGCAATGTATTTTAACTGGGGGGAGTGCAAGCTCTGTGGCGATCTCAGAATTCTTAATAGATCCTGCTTCTGCCAACGTCTTACCTTTGAGCCACTCCGTAACGAGTGATGAACTTGCGATTGCTGATCCACATCCGTAAGTTTTGAATTTCGCATCTTCAATGATTCCTTCATCGTTTACCTTTATTTGTAATTTCATTACATCACCACAGGCAGGTGCTCCTACCATACCAGTACCAATGTTAGCATCATTTTTGTCAAAGCTACCAACGTTGCGAGGGTTCTCGTAGTGATCTATAACTTTGTCGCTGTACGCCATATCTTATTCCTAATTAAACTGAAAAACTGCTACCACATCCGCAGGTAGTCTGAGCGTTTGGATTCTTAATTGTAAAACTATTACCAGTCAAATCCTCAGTGTAATTGATCTCTGCGCCGATTAGATACTGATAACTCATAGAATCTACTAATATTTTAACACCAGATTTTTCTATCACAAAATCGTCCTCATTTTGTTCTTCATCAAAAGTAAATCCGTATTGAAATCCTGAGCATCCTCCACCTTGGACAAATGTTCTTAATTTTAAATTAGGATTATTTTCTTCTGCTAACAAAT